GGAAGATATTGGGTGTTCACCGTGCTGCTACGTCGGTCCAGATGTATGCCTCTGTGATTTCCAGAGAGAAGTTGACCAAGGTGCTTGACCGTTTGATGCTGGAGAGTTCTGAGGCTGTTCGGCAGTGTTGGAACGAGAGAGATGGAGTCGTCGAAGACTCGGGAATTCATTATACCGGTTTTCCCATTGTCGGAAAGAGTATCTACCCCCCCAATCCTTGCAGAGGGACAAAGTTGAGAAAGGTGAAGCAGGCACCCCCTTGTTTACCATCAGAAGGAGAGCCGGCCATTTTATCGGCTAGAGATCCGAGAGCAGACCAGTACGTTCCAGTTGAAACCACTTTGGAGGCCTTCAAGAGAGAACCAGCAGATATTGACGTTGGAAAGCTGGAAGACGTGACCGACGACCTGATTGTATATTTCACTCAGAAAATGACGGGAAAAACCTTGGGAGTGTTGAGCGAGATGGAAGCTCTCAATGGTCCGAGTAGGCTACAATATCCGGCCTCTGGATCCTTGGAGAGATCATCAAGTCCAGGTTTTCCTTTGACGTTCAGAGATCGTACATCCAGTAAGAATCCTTATCTCGAACAGAAGCAGGTTGGAGATCAAGTGTTGTGGGATTTGGCTGACAATGAACTCGGAAAGAATTTGAAGAAGGATATCGATGTTATGCATGCTGTCGTTGGGAGAGGAGAAAGACCAAACCTCTTGTTTACATATTTCCCCAAGGATGAAGTTCTTGCCATGAAGAAGATTACCACACCTAAGACCCGTGGTATTCTTGCGTCAAATTTGCCATATGTTGTATTATTTCGCAGGTATTTTCTTGCATTGCACCTAAGGTTTCAGGAGATGTTCAAAGATCTTCCCATCAAAATCGGGATTGACTGTTTGAGCTCAGATTGGAACGATTTGGCCAACTACCATCTAACTGTTGGCCAAAGCGGCTTTGACGCTGACGCCAAGTCATGGGATGCTTCTATTCCCATTGAGTTCATGAAGATGGCCATCAGGTTTTGTAACGGAATGTACCGAAAGATGGATCCAAAGTGGACCCCCCAGCATGATCGAGTTCGAAGCGCTTTACATATGGCCGTTGAAAGACCATATGTTTTGGTTGGCTCTTCAGTGATCCAACTCCCCCAAGGACAAGTGAGCGGACAACCCGGAACGGCTTTTGAAAACTCATTTATCAACATCCTTTTGATCGTTTGTTGTTTCATCGATATCATGAAGGAGAGAAGCCCTCAATTGGCTAGCGTACAAGGATTCTTTGAGAATTGCGCACTCTCGGTTTACGGTGATGACATGATGATAACACTTTCGGACAAAGTCAAGAATGAGTTCACCATTGCAAGATACACTGAACAAGCAGCAAAGTACGGCTTTACCATCACTGACGCCAATAAGAGTGGAAACACTGCAACTGGTGCCGTACCTTTGGAAAAACTCTCTTTTTTGAAGAGAGGATTCAAGAAGATCCGTTCTTCTTGGGCAGGAC